TCCTCAGATGCTTCTTCAGTTTCATCTTCCTTGGATTCTTCTTCAGTCTCCTCAGGCATGCCATCTTCAGAATCTTCCGCATCTGGGATTCCATCACCATCAGAATCGTCCCCCACGGTTCTTTCTACCTCATCAGCTTTCTCTGCTATAACCTCTGAAATGTTTACAGAACCAAGAGAGATTTCGGAAAAAAGACCGCCTTCTGCTAAAACTTCCGCGATGTAGTCGTTAACTTCCAAGGTTTGAATGCCTGTTTTCTTATTAACACACTTAGAGAATTCTTTAAGTACATCTCTAAGGGCGGGGCGCTCTTTACCTACCATAACACTAAGTGCTTCAAAAAATACAGACTGAGCTTTAGCTAGATTGGTAAAGGACGGTACAAACTTTAGGTTTTGAACATTAATTCCGTGCTTATCGTTAAGTACCTTTATTACAGATTCTTTTACAGGTTTTTTCATCTCAAAAACCTTGGAAGTAAACTCTTTAATTTCTTTCTTAGTAATATCCGTGGAGCCTGTACTTTCGTATACCATCGTAAAAATGTCTTTAATGGAAGATTTAGATGCTAAAGCCAGATAAGGAACTTCTCTAACCGCTTCCTCTAAAGCAACAGAAATGGCCTCATCGTCATTATAAAGACAAGAGGCCAGTTTGTGTATAGCTTGGTTATTAATCCATGTTTTTGAAAAGTTTTCTTTGGATTCTACTAATTCAGAGGATATTAATTCTTGTTGGCAAACCAACTCATATACTGATTTGTTAGTATTATAATCTACAAAAAGACTTTTCTGTTCTGATAATTCCTCAATTGAAGTTTTTGGGGCATCGAAGGCGCCACCCAAAAGATTAGATAACTTGCTGGAGTTAACGATATCTTCGTACTTACCAAGCTCTTCTTTATTTTCCTTTATAAACGAAATTACTTTTTCTTTCATTTCGATAAGTTTAACGTAAGACTCATTCGTTACTATTTCGTGTTTATCTCCAAACCGCTCCATTTTTTTATGTAACGAATTCCGTGTTTTTGTAATCTCACTTCTCGCCTTGAAAGATTCAAAAATTTTATTCATGTTAGAATCTGCACCACCATACTCGTCTTTAATTATATTACCCATGAAGGAGTGAACTTCTTTATCTACAATTTCGTCTACGCGTTGGTCCGACAGGATATCATTCACAGTCCCTACCTCAAAATCTTTTAGGGTTACCCCCGTATTACCAAAATCAACGGCGCATTTAATGAGACCATCATTTTCAGTTAAAAAGGTGACATTATTATTAACGCCATCATATGTAAAAACCGTCATGTTTTCTCTAACAAGACGGCTGAGGTAATCCTGAGCTAGATTAAGTCTAACAAAGTTCTTATCGCGAGATGTGAAGATATCTTGAATATTCATAATTTTTAAATTGCTACTAATAGCATTAGTATTTAGTGCTATTAGTAGCACTTTTTTCGAAGTTTTTTTAAAGTATTATTGAGGAGGTGCTTCGCCCCCGTCACCCCCTTCCATAGGAGGTGCTCCCCCGCCCGGAGGCATACCCATACCTCCCATACCTCCCATACCTCCCATGTCTCCACCCATAGCTTCGGCGTCTTCCTTTGCCTGGGCTTTTGAGCGCTCTAACATTTCGTCAGCTTCTATTTCTGACATGTCAAAATAGGTGGTAAGTAAATATTTCTTATCAAATAACTGGAGACCTTGAACAGCCTGTACAATTCTCATACGTTGCTCGTCAATCTCGAATCTCCGTTTTTCATACATATCGGAGGGAGATTGAAGTTTTAGCTTTGTCTCCTTGATAAGTATGGAAGGCATTCCTACTAAAGTTAAATGTCTTCTAACTAACTGGTTTAGCCCTTGTTCTATATCACGCTGAAGGCGTAGAATTGTTTTAGCAAACTTAACGTCTAATTGACTAAGGTTAGCTTTTCTCTCAGGGGATTTTTCTTTTTCTACAAGGTAGTCCTTGGGTACTTTTAATGCGGCTAGCAATTTATCCTTAAAGTACTTAACATCATCTACATCTCCTAAGTTTTGTGCACCCGGAAGAGTCTCAATCTTGGTACCCTGTCCATTTCTAACAGGGATAAAAAAGTCTTCATCTACGGATAGAGGGTTATAGTTTTCATCTATGCTATTAGTCATAGGATTCCAAGTTTTTTGCTTCTTAAACTTAGCTTTAACCCTTTCTACAAAAGCCTCAACCTTAGTAGCAGGCAAGTTACCCGTCTCTAAGTAGAATGCTCTTCTCTCAGGAGCCCTCTGAATCCTGTAGATAAGCATCGCATCTTCCATTAACTTCAAAGACCTCCACGCTCTAACACCTGCTGCACATATAGATTTGCCATATGGGTAGAAGTTTGCGTCGGAGGTGTATCTCCGGAAATGGACCAACTGGGACTTGTCCAGTTTGATTAACCTTTTGTTATTTGCAGCCGGTGCCATGCTGTATGCACCCATGCCTCCAAGGTCAGAGCTACCATTAGGGTCCGGTATTTCTTGTGTAAACTCTTTTAGGTACCCATACTTATCTTCAACTCTAAAAATAAAGTTAGGGTTTAATACTTTTAGTCGTTGAATACCCGCTCCTGTATCATTAAGGTCAACAATATTTTCTACAAAACAGTCACCATATTTTGCAGTATTCCGAACAATATCCCAGATATGCTTATCCAACTTAATATGAGAAAGAAACTTTTCAACCTCATCCTTAATCATATCGTGAGGGCTTTCGATATCAAACATGGTTTTTTTAATATCTTCTTGAGTTGAATCATCCCCATAAATGTCAAGAGCAGCCCCAATCTCAGGGTACTCGTCCATTCTTTCGTAGTCCTTGTATCTTCTACGGCGCTCATATTCTACCCTAGGAACCTTAAATCCAGTTCTCGCAGATGACCCAGCCGCGCCATAAGAATCACCTTCGGTGTCCTGTATATCAGCATCTCCGCCTAAAGGCTCTACTAAGCTCGGTCTACCTTTTTTGGGCTTAGGTCCGAATTTTTTTCTAAAAAATGCAAAGAACTTACCCCTATACCCCGGGGCGTCATTGCCATATGTGTGCGGTGGAGGAAATTCCGTCGCGCCGTTTTCGTCTATTCTCTCAGAAGCCATTGGTGATAGTTTTGAATTTCATATTCTTCAGAATATCTAGTACTTATTATAGGCAGCGGATTTTCTTTTTCGCGTTCTATTTTTGATAAAGATATAGGACTGTTTTTGATAATCTCATCCATTACGAAAACAGCTTGAGCTAAACTCATTACTAAATCGTCGGTGTATCCCTTATCAGCCGTAATTTTACCAGAATCCTGTTTTATAATAAACGTAAGTAACTCTTTTACTGTACGTTCCGAATTGATGCGGATTCTTCCTGTTCTTAAGGCGTCTTCCATTTTTGATAACAACAAGTCTCTATTTTTAGTGGTAACCATGATGCCAAAATCGCCCTTTTCATCCATATGCATGTTATCATATTCTAGTTCAGCCCACAACTCATCCACTAAAGCCATGCCTAAAGCATTACGCTCAACGCTAAGATAGGCTGTATTATACCACTTTCCGATATCATGTAGTATTTGTGCGAATTTTTTAAGGGGTGTAACATTAGAATAGAACTCAGCAACCTGTTCTCCATTGTACAAGTTAATTACGTGAAATGCTGAGTTGTCCTGTTCTCTCCCATAGGAGGCATCCGCCGCAATCATGTAATTATAATATGGTTTAGGCTCTTCCCATACGCGCATACGATGTGTATACTTGGTAAAGAACTCTTTATTTACATTATCACTCAGTTTGGCTAAGGTATTTCTGTCAATAAAAGTATCTCCTGTTCCTAAAAACTCACATTCATACTCTTGAAGCCATGCTTTGTCAGACATATTAGGTCTAGTCTGTTCATACCAGTCCTGGGTATACCAAGGGTGCTCTTGCCATTCAATATCAATAACGTGGAAATTGTTTTTGTTTTCTAGTGCATCGTGGTAGAGCTCGTAATATAAATTACTCATACCATTAACGGTAGAAATTAAGCATGCTGACCCCCCCGTACTAATGGTTGGGTAAATCGCCATCCAAAATTCCCTCATTTTCTCAACGAAGGCAGCCTCATCTACAATAAGAAGAGATGCAGACTCACCGCGACCCGCCCCGGCAGGCTGGGATTTAATACGACTTCCCGTTGATAATTTAAGCGTATGCTTATTTCTTTCTAACTCGGAAGGTTTAAGCCACTTTGGAAGGTCATCATACATGGCGCACACGCGCTCTAGGAAAGCTCTAGATTCACGGTCTCCAATAGACACTACCATAACGTTCTTGTGGTCCTGAAAAATAATAGTCCACAAAGAATAAGCTGCAGCTAAAGTCGTAATTCCAGCCTGGCGGAACTTCTTCACTAGAGAAAATCTATGGCTGTTCATTTCCGTGATAATTCTAGTCTGAAATGGGAACAGTTCAAATGGAACTACCCCCTTAACGGGGTGAATAACATTCACATACTTATTGATAAAGTAAGTGGGCTCATCTGCACATTTTTGCATTTCAGCTATAATTTCTTCGCGGTCCATTACTATTATATAGGGTGAAGAAGTATGCTTTAATACCAACAAGATATGACCTAACTTCGGAGAGGTCTAGCACTACACAAGAGTTACACTCATTTCTGTCTCGGGCAGGATGGGAAGTTCATTTCTTAGTAGGGGAATCCTCTATTTTTGAGGGAGTATCAAAAAAGTGCAAAGAGTTAGTTCTAGATAAGAATGACCTTGTTATTTTATGCCACGATGATATTCAAATTCTTTGGGGTGTTAAAGACTTTAATAACATTATCAGAGACAGTATGGATTCTCGTACAGGCTTTTTAGGGCTAGCGGGAACTCCTGTATTTGGACAGTCCTCTCCTCCTTGTAAATGGTGGGCAGAGCAGGATAGAGGTGCTCTTAGAGGTGTCGTAGGACATGGAGATACGTTATCTGATATGCAAACCACCTATTTTGGTCCATATGGAAAGGCAGTGGTTATGGACGGAGTCTTTTTGTGTGCGGAAGGAAGGGTTTTTAATGGTATTCAGTTAAGTAAGCCTAAGACCTTCAGTGGAGATTGGGATTTTTATGATATTTTCTATACCTTCCAAGCACATTTAAAGGGGTTGGATAATAAAGTTATCCCTTTAAATATTAGGCACGAATCTTTGGGGTTCCCTAGACCTGAATGGGAATATAATAGACAAGCTTTTGTAGACTTATTCGGAAAGGACCTTCCTGCTGTCGTAAGCTAAATCAAAATAAGTTTTTGACTCCGCCGTGGCAGTATTTTCCATAAACGTTTTAAAATGTTTTGTTGTCATCTCACTTCTTAGGTAAGCAACGGCGGAAGAGGACTTAATACAATACTCTACAGATTCTTGAATTAGGTCTAATGCATCGTCTTTATTTTTAACTTCTTCTGATAAAACAATGAAAGTGTGGGAATCATTGGTTGCTGCAAGAAGAAGTCCTTTATCTCTTTTAGATAACCCATTAAAAAATCCGGGAAAAGGACTTACAAGAATTGTTTTTATATCTAACCTGTTGCAGCAAATAGCTGCTAATATACAAGATTCCGTATCGGGAATAATGTAAACTTTATCTGGCGCTGTTTCCGCCAAAAAGGCCATAATATTAGAAACTGAGCGTTTATACTTAATATCCCCTAGTTTACTACTTCGAATGGGGAAATTACCATCCCCAAAAATTGCAAGTATACGTTTATCAGTTTTCATCTAAGTTATCTATAATAGTAATATGAAAGAAACTTATTATAAAATATGGCATTGGAGTGAGTGCCCTAATGAAATTAAATTTAAAACTACCTTAGATGCTGGTACTTGGGTTGTAAAATACCCTGTAGGCTACGTGTTCCCTTTATCAGAGATTAATCTATCAGAACACCCAGACTATGAAGTAGAAAGTACCACGGATGGCGCGTATCATATTGTATTTATTAAGGACCCCGAAAACGCCGATTACTTGTTCACCAGGGATTATGACCCCTTTGGTTCTAGTAGAACTTCTCCTAGTTGGCCTACTATTAACTTAGGAGAGTACAATCTAGACCAAAATGAATCGCCCAACGAATAATTAATTCGAAAGAAGGGTCTTTCTTAATTGGTGTGAAGACCCTGTAGGCGACCATATGAGGCACTTCCTGAGGCTTGTAGTATCTAAAGGGGTCTTGACTGAATAGAGCGCACTCGTTCAGTACATGCCCGTTAGCGGCTGTCTCATCAAATACCATATAATAGAGGATGGTGTTAGGAGAGTAGAACTGCTTAGATAGTATACCAACAAAAGTTTGTTCTACTGTAGGGACGCCATTGTTTCCCGCATACAACTGATGGAAAGTTAGTAAACTGGGGGATATACCATATTCACTTTCCACCAACGGCTTGCCCATTAAGTACGTATTACGCTCCTCTAAAGAAGGGTCTCCCTCAGTACCCACCTGAAATAAGTTTATATCATAAGGGAGTGTACCACAAAAGAGTTGAGGGCTTATGTTATGTACGTACTCCGGACCACATTCTGTGGTCTCCCTGCAGCCTG